TGACATCGTATACTACAATGAGACTTGGAATGTGCGTCTATCTACCCATCCAGACCAGTTCAATGTACTTGCATCAGAGAACCAGTCAGCAGTAGACAAGACCATCCGAGAACTCAACCATCACGGTTGGGTCATGGACATGCTGGGTTGCGAGCGTAGCTACTACAATCCTATGAACATTCATGTCAACTGCACCAAGGGTGAGCTATCAGATATTGCTACTCGCTTCATGTCCAACCTAAACAAATGCGACGAGTCAGTTACCAGTCGTCTTGTTGTAGAGAACGAGGACAAAGGTTGCTGGAATGTTGACAACTTACTCACACACTTCCGTCTGCCTATTACCTTTGACAACCTGCATGACAAGTGCAATCCATCAGAGACAGATTCAGACGCTTGTATGTACCAGTGTGCTGCCACTTGGAATGTCAGACCTCTGTTCCATTACAGCGAGAGTCACCCAGAAAAGACCAATCCTCGCAGTCACGCAGACATGCCAACAGACAGGCCATGTAGTGACCAGTACGATTGGGATATAGAACTCAAGTCCAAAGACGCAGCGATTCGTGCCTGTGCCGAATTAGTCAATGTATAAAACAATACCACCAGTCATCATACTGGTTTCACTTTTTTTAACAATTACTATTTTTAACGAGGTAACTGCCTACATAGCCGTATTTAGTATACTTTGGAACATAGTAACTTCTTTCTTAAACACATATAGGATCTAATAATAAATGAGTGGAAAAGGTGATCGTCAGCGACCAGTTGACAAAGAAGTTTACGATAAGAACTACCAACAAATTAAATGGGACAAAGATGAATCCGTATCAACCTCCAAAAAATCAAAATAATGAGAATCCTAGCTGGAAAACTTTAGTTTTGGGGTTGTTAGTAATGGTTGCTATGGTTCATGTTTTACTTGTATACCTTTTTGTTGTGGGGTCAGTGGTCAGATGGTTAAATTAATTTTACTTTTATTGCTTTTTAGGATTGACAATAGTTCAACTGTGGTCGATACTTTTGATAGGATTGAGGTTAATCATCACTATAACGAGTGGGGTGCAGAAGTTTGGTCACAGCTAATCTGTTGGGATTGGAATCCAAGAAAAGGCGTTTTTCGCGTAGAGCATTATATAATGATGAAAGATGCTTACAAACAAACCGAAGAAGGTAAAAAGAAGTGGGACAAGAAGGTAAGAGATATTGCAGATAAAATCAAAGATTGGATGACAAGGGTTGACTTTCTAAGTAGCTGTCGTTATCGTGGAGACTTTGTTGGTGGTAAATACTATCCATTTAAGAATTTTAGAACAAGATACTGGGAGGTAAAGTTCTTTGACAAGGGTTTTCGTAGGATTATAAAAGCAAAGATATTCACAGAAACTCATACTCAGTACGATCCAGAGGTAGCAGACAGAGAGTTTTTTCCCAGTCAACTCAGAAGAGGTCTTACAAAACTACCGATAAATAAGTCTGCGGTTATCAAAAACCAAGAATGGCAGAATTTTGTGGAAAGACTGGTTCCACAATTTAATAATTAGTTGACAAAGTTAGAAGGATGTGTATAATGAGTTGTTCATACCTCAAACAATAGCGAGAATTATTATGGAATGTTCAACTAAAACTAAGATTTTAAGAGTGTTGAATTTGGTGGTGATATTGTCATTGTGTTTTTGGGTAAAATACAAGAACGATAAAGCAAAAGAAATGATCCAGTGGAATACCAAGATCATAAATTCTATTGGTGTAGTGTCATTTACCCAATCGCAGAACGCAGATGTTTTGCTGGATATTATAGCAGAACTAGATAAAGATAATTATGGTAGCGCTGGTGGCGTGTTTGCTTCTTTTCAAGAAGATGAAAGACCGATACCACAAGAACACCCAATGCCAGAAGGCATGGAGCAATCTTACGTCCAGCAATCTTTCTCTAAATTCAAGGCCGACAAAGACGGCAACGAAGTTGTAGCCGCTACCTTCAATCAAGTAATAGAAGATTTACGAAGAATAGATACGTCTGTTAGGGCTTTTGCTTCTAACAATTTGTTTCAAAAACAGAGTTTAGATTTGATTTACAAAAGATTGACAGAAGGAGAGATCAAGTTGCAAAAAGTAGAAGAAGAAGGTCAAGAAATTTATTATATCATCGAAGAAGATAGATATAAAGATGAGCCAGTAAAAGATGTCAAAGAAGAAGAATTAGAAAACTTTGAATGGTATTATGTTTCACATCATGGAGCAAGTGATGAAGGTTAAGGGAATAACCTACAATAAGCCTATTGAAAATGTATCTAAAAAGGATTTATGGAGCGAAACCATTGAAGTCTGGGACTATCTCGTAGAGTCGGGCTATAGTCCCAGCGATTTTAATGGTGGTCAAATAAAAATGAACTATCAAGGATTTAAAAAATTAGTAGATGAAAACGGAAAATGTGCCAGCATAAAGGAAACTAGATATTACAGGATAAGCGCCGTGTGGATCGGCAATGTGGAGATAAATTTCACAGAAGTTAAGACAGACAAGGATGATTGGTTATTAGAAAATAATTGGAGTCCGTTGGAATGAGAGGCGATTCAAATATGTCTGACAGTCGTTTTATGAAAAGTCAGAAAATACTACAGAAAAAATTGCAGAACAACATTGACAAGCTCGATAAAGAGTATAGAATGAGAGAGATGCGAGATCGCTGGGAATTAAGCAAAGGAAAAAGTAAAACATTTTGGGAAAGGTTTGTTAGATGGTTGAAATTGAGGTAACGGAAGAAATGAAAAAGCGAGCTTGGCGCAAGGCTCGCGAAATGGGAAAACTTAAAAATTCTATTACTGATGGCGATGGCAATATTGCCGGTTTTCTTGGCGAAGAAGTTGCCAATCAAGTAATCATGGGTCAGATCACAAACACTTACGATTATGACATCATTGAAGACTCTGGCGTAAAGTGGGATGTAAAGACCAAACGATGCACCAGCGCCCCAAAAGATTATTATGAATGTTCCGTTGCAGCGTTTAACACAAAGCAACAGTGTAACAACTATGCTTTTGTAAGAATAGAGAACGTGAATGGTAAGTGGGGAAGGGCTTGGTTTCTTGGCGCTTATAATAAAAATGATTACTTTGACGATGCTACACTATTAAAAAAGGGACAGATTGATCCATCAAATAATTTTAAAGTAAAGGCAGATTGTTACAATCTACCAATCTCTAAATTAAAATATAGGAATGGGCTGGATGGATAATAAGGTAGAGCTTTTAGGATATTACGGAAGCGATGAGGTCATCGCCTGTTCAGCATGGACGAGTACATCAAGGAATCTTACGGATGAAAAACGAGGACGAATACACAGACTTATTGAAATGCTCTGGATCAACGGACATGAAACGCCTTTTGAAAAAGGCTCGGTTCACTTTCTTGTTGACACAGACATTGCTAGTCATATTCATTTGCTTAAACATCGCATTAGTAGTCTTAATGCTGAGTCAGCTAGGTACAAGGAATTAAAAGAAGATAAGTATTTTATTCCAGAGGACTGGACAGAGAAGTGGCAAGACACACTAAGGGATTATACTGACGCTGGCAATCAGTTGTATCACCAGTGCTTAACAGAACTAGAACCAGTCTTGGGACGCAAGAGAGCAAAAGAGTCAGCACGATTCTTCAAGACTTACAATAGCCAGATTCAGGCAGACATCATGTTCAACATGCGCTCGTTTGCTAATTTCCTAAAACTTCGTAATTCTGAACACGCACAGGTTGAAATCCGCGAGATAGCTGCTAAAATGTTAGAGTTGGTTGAGGGGATTGAAGGAAATCCATTTAAGTTTACACTTGGCGCATTTAAATTAAATAGGGAAAATTGATATGAGTTTTAAAGCAGAAGCAGTAAATTCTTTGATGTTAAAGGCAGCATCAGACAGGGCAGAGGCAGTCACCAGCTTGGAGATTATGTTTAATCATCCAGCAGGTATTGGAGATCACAGTACAGACGATCTACATAACAACTTAAACGAAGCGCTATCTAAATTAGCAGACGCAGAGGACAGAATTGAAACACTGAAGCGAAACTTCGGTCCTTGGTTGCCGTTAAATGAGGATGTATGATGTACGAGTATAATGCTAAGGTTGATCGCGTTGTAGATGGTGACACTGTGGACTTTATTGTTGATCTTGGATTTAATATTAATATAAAGATTAGGACTAGACTTGTCGGTGTTGACACTCCAGAACGAGGGCATCAAGATTGGAGGAAAGCAACAGAAGAGTGCGCTAGGCTACTTTCTTCTGTAGCAGATGTTCGCAATGCTTCCATAGGGCATCCAGAACACTGGGTAAAAATAAAAACAGAAAAAACAGGAAAATATGGAAGATGGCTGGTTGACATCCCCGGAGTTACCGATATACTTAGAGAGACATGGCCCTATGGAGGAAAGAAATGACAGTATACTTATTAGAAATGTTAATTACCGTACCGGATAGAGTAGTGTCAGAGCCACTGGGGGTTTATGACACTATGAAAAAAGCAAAAATGCAAATGAAAAAAGTTGAAAAGATTAGACCAGAATCAGAAAATGTATCCTTTAACATATTGAAATTTGAAATGAATGATAAACCTTCTATATTAAAAATGAAAGAAGTAGCTATGCAGTTTATTGGCGAAGAACTATTTGGAATGTTTCAACAAGGAATGTTAGAGCAAATGGTGGAGCCTGATGGCAGTTTTAGTTATGTTGTTACAGATAAATTTAAAGCACCGCTTGAAGCGGCTATTACAAGATTTCACGATAGCGCAGACGATGGGCCGTTTTGACGGCATTTATGATAAGTTATTGCTTATCTTTATTTTGTTACTCTTTTAGATGAGGGGTATTATGCCACTATTTCCAGAAGATGGATTTATTAGAAGGTATAGAGTCATCAGGAGAACAGCAGCAGTTGGGGGCGTATTAGTAGGGATTTATTTCCTTGGCGCTTGGCAAGGCTGGTGGGACAGATTCCTGTTTTAATATAAGCATGTGTAAAGATTATTATTGATGTTGTGATGGACGGCGGGGCAGTACCGCCCACCTCCACTTACGGGGGTGAAATAGATTCGACATACAACGTGACGTAATGTATCTCATGCCGTAGTTGATAGAAGGGCTACGTTAAAAATCTATCAACCTTTTAATTGCAGATGAAAGTCTCGCATTGGCAGCGTAAGTTGTCTGGGGTTTGCCAGTACCTTATAACCCAAACTGGCGCACTGTATCGTAGCTCAATGGTAGAGCATGTGGCTGTTAACCACAGGGTTGCTGGTTCGAGTCCAGCCGATACAGCTTAACATAAGGAGAAAATATGTTAGTACAGTGTAAGATTCAGGACTGGAAGTTAAAACTTAAACAAAGAGATTGTAGAATCTCTATTCTTAAAGATGGCGAAGAATTAAAGTCTATAAAGACTAGATTGTTTAAAGAGCGTGGCATGAAAATGTTTCCACAAGAACTTTACAAACTTATATGTCAGGACTTGACAGCCGCCAATATCTATGATAAATTCTTAGATAAATATTACACTTGGGATGAGAATGACGACGAATGTTTGTGAGCAATGAAATGAAAGAATTTGAAATAAACAAAATGATTGATGATGCAGACCTTCTTTTTGGGCCAAACATAGGAGAGTCATATCAGTTATACGAAAGAGATGACGGCACTAGATTTGTTTCTATGATAAAACCAAAAGAATGGACAAGTCATACCTTTAAATTAATCGGTGTTTACAAAGTAGACTCTAGCGGTATTTGGAGTGCTGTAGAAAGTGAATAAATGGGATGCTAATTTTCTAAGTCTTGCTAACACTGTATCTATGTTTAGCAAAGATCCATCAACAAAAGTGGGTGCTGTTATTGTTGATGATGACAAAAGAGTTGTTTCTATTGGTTATAACGGTTTCCCCAAAGGTATTAAGGACGATCAGAGATTAGAAAACAGAGAGTTGAAGTATGAAATGATCGTACACGCAGAAGCAAATGCGTTGCTGTTCGCAAATGCGCCAGTAAAAGGCTGTACGATCTACACATGGCCGTTTCAGCCTTGTAGTCGATGTGCATCTCTAATTATCCAAGCGGGCATACGGCGTGTTGTGAGCGTTGAGAATAAAGATCAAAAATGGTGTGAGAATTTTCAGTTAGCTCACGATATGATGACAGAGGCTAGGATTGAAATAGAAACATATCTAGATCCTCCGACTTGGCGATTTGGTAATTTGTCATAGCTTAACAAGCAGGAGCGATGCGATAATATGTAAAAAAAATAATAGCGATGATTGACTATAATGTGTAATAATGGTATACTGAGAGGTAAACCATGAAAAGAAAAAAACTTGCTAGAATACTAAACGATTTTTATGACGATGCTCTTCCTACAGATCATGCTTGGGATACCTATTTAAATTTTTTAAAGATGTATAAGAGCGCCGATGAAGATACTGTAGAGTTTATGTATGGTATATGTAACATGACTAAAAATGATATGTTACGATGGAGAACGCGACTAGCAGAAAAAGGATTTGAATTAACTCCAAACGAGATAGAGCAGTATATATTAATTGCTGCTATTGTAATGAGTTTAGTAGAACCCGATATTTAGAAGTAAAATGTCAGAAGATCTATCAAAAAAAGTAGAAAAACTTGAAAAAGAGTTGCAAGAGTTAAAACTTGCGGCTATAAATGTCTATCATATAGTTTGCAATGCTAAAGATCCTGACGATCATATCAAAAATTTGAGAAGTCTTATTTTTTCTAAAAAAAAGTAAATTGAGTGTTGAAAATTGCCGAAAGGTAATCTATAATAGTTTTGTTGACAGTACGTTACTGTCGTTGTGTTTAATTAATTTTAGGAGTTTGATGATGGCGTTTAATAATGAGATTCGTTTGCAAGGCAACTTGACCAAAGACCCAGAGTACAAGAATATTTCCGATAAGAATCTTGTCACTTTCCGTCTTGCTGTAAACGAGTCGATTGGCAAAGACAAGGAGGAAACTATCTACATGGATGTTGATGGCTGGGATAATCACGCTAGATATGCGGAGAACGTCATGTTGGCAAAAGGTGATCGAGTTATCGTTACTGGAAGGTTGAAGCAGCGGGAATGGACCGACAAGAACGGTTCAAACAGAGTTTCCTACAGCGTTCTCCCTTCGACATTTTCTAAAGTCGTAAAGCCAAACATGGCTTAACTCTAACTATGCAAGGAGGTTCGTCATACTGTCAGAGTAATTGAAGTATAGATGATGTGGCGAACCTTCTTGATTTTTATTATGCAAGAAAATAGAATATTACTACAGCTATCTAATATACAAGATCAGATTAATATTATTTCTGAAAAGTTGTATAACCCGCAGCTTACGGGATCTGAAGTCAGGGAGCTTTCTAAAAAGAAGAAGAAGCTCAAGAAAGACATGTCTAAATTACAAAGACGATTGGATAACATTAATGAACAGAAACAGCTTTAAAAGAAAACAAGACAAACAAAAGAAAAGAGAAGCTGCAAACAAGAAAAAATTGTTGAAGCAGCGCAAAGCGCTGACAGAAAAGAAAAAAACAGAAAGAGATACCGCAAAGATGCAACGCGACATTGAGAGGTTGCAAAACAGAGTTTCGGGTGTTACAATAAGAAAACCAAAAGAGGCTTCTTCGTGAAAAGATTTGTTTTACTGCTGATTCTATGTTTGTTTCCGCTTGTATGTAGCGCAGAACAGCTACTAATGAGCAGGCCCAGAACAATAGAAGAGGTTGATCGTAGTAAGTTTTATGCTTACAAAGAAAGATTGAAGCAGAGAAGATCAAGCGCGTTAGAGCTTAGGGCGATTTACAATTCTGGCAAGGTTCATAAATACTGGACAGCCGTTGTATATCCAAGATATTATCCATATTACTACCAATACGTTCCCACGTACAGGGTAGAAAGAAGCGAGTACAGATACGATTATCAATATAATTACGGGTATTAGGATGCAGAATACAGGAACTTGGAACTCAGACGAAGCTATATTTTATTTTCTCGTTGTAATTTCTCCAATTTGTTTATACTTTTTTGCTGGATTTGTTCAGGCTGTAATCAATATGATGCCTGATTCACCAGAGCCAGAGATTAGTTTTACAACACTTGTTGGAGAAGAAGAGGCTTGGCAGGCGGTAAAGGATCGCTGCCTTGAGGACGCTATTAACGGCGACTACAGAGCGCGTGACTGGTTAACTAAGAATTGCTACGGCTCTACGTCTTTCACCCCAGAAACCAAGCCAAAGCCACAAGTCCAGCCCAAGAAACAAGAAACCACAAGTCCTGAAATTGTTGACGAGGCGATTGCTGGTCTTGCGAGTTTGGGTTACAAAAAGTCGGAGGCTAGAAGGCTAGTGAATAAGCTGGCGGTATCAAAAGTGTACAAAAAATCCGAAGATTTGCTTACAGAAATTATTTCTACTGCATAAATGTGTATAATATACTTTGAGGGCTAACTTCGGAGAAAATAATGGACATTTCAGCACTAGACAAAGCATTTTCTGAGAATATCAATTCTGTAAAGTATACAGACTCTAAAAAGAGTTGGAAAGTATCTGATAGGATTACTATAGATTGGAGAAATGTTTTACCTGATCCGCCAGCAAATAACTCCAAAGAAACCGCAAAAGAGTTAGAATATTTACAGGCTATCACTAAAAATCTTACAATTAGCGACAGAAACCTGATAGAATTGGTTGACAAAGAACCTCTTGACCTTTATAATCCCATTCTTAGAAGGCATGATCTCAAGATGCCTAAGTCTGATTTTGATAAGATGTGGAAATTGGCTTACCCTGTTATAATGAATTTAAAACATCAATATAATAGACCAAGGCCGGAACAGCTTGCAGAACGCTTAGGATTTAAGGTAAATGTAGTAAAAACAAAGACTCACCACACGCCAGCGTATCCATCTGGACATACAGCTTATGCGGCTATGGGCGCGTATCTTCTTGCTGATATGTATCCTGAGCTATCTTCTGACTTCTTCAGAAAGATTGGCGAGGCTGGATTGGCTAGATGTCTACAGGGCGTTCACTACCCATCAGACAATGAAGCATCTATGGTTATAAGTGGCGCTATTTGGCAAGATATAAGATATAAATTATTCCCAGACTTGGAACCGTACAGGAAGGACGTTTAGATGTTTAATCATATTCATATTGGCCGTAGGGCATTTCTACAGACAAGTCTTTTCGCCGCTGCCGGAACGCAGTACGCTTTTGGAGAACAAAAACATTACGAAAGCGTTGAAGGTCAAGCAAAAAGCATGATTTTCATATATCTTCCGGGTGGAATGGCGGCTCAAGAAACGCTTGACCCCAAAACTGTAGCCCCTTTAGAGTATCGTGGTTCTATGAAAGCGATCAACACTAACGTTGATGGAATCCAGATTAATGAAAGGTTTACAAAAACCGCACAAGTCATGGACAAACTGACAATTATCAGGAGCATGACGCATGGAGAAGCTGCACACGAACGAGGAACAAACAGTATTTTCACAGGTTACAAGCCTAGTCCCGCGCTCCAGTATCCTTCTATGGGTTCTGTTGTGTCTCATGAGTTCGGCTCTAGAGATAATCTTCCTGCTTATATTTGTGTGCCGGAAAAGCCTAACGAGTTTGCAGGAACCGGATATTTAAGCAATGCCTACGCCCCGTTCTCTCTGGGTTCTGATCCTGCTTCTGACAAATTCAAAGTTAGAGATTTATCTTTCAATGTTACTGATGAGCAGTTCGTCAAGCGTAAAAGATTGCTAGAGATTGTAAATAAAAACATGAATGAGAAAGTTAATTCTGACGCTGTAAAAGCTATGAATACTTTTTATGAAAAAGCCTACGACCTTGTTGGAGATCAAAAAGCACAAGACGCTTTTGACATAGAAAAAGAAAAACCAGAAGTACGAGATAGGTATGGACGCAATACTGCTGGCGCAAGGATGCTTATGTCCAGAAGATTGGTTGAGGCGGGTGCTAGATTTGTATCCATGACCTATGGCAGTTGGGACATGCACCAAAATATCTTTAGCGGTATAGATTCGCAAGTCCCACCATTTGACCAAGCGTTTGCGGCACTAATTCAAGATTTGACCGAAAGAGGACTTTTGGAATCCACCTTGGTTTGTGTAGTGTCGGAGTTTGGAAGAACTCCTAAAATAAATAAAGATGCTGGACGTGACCATTATCCCAAGGTATTTAGTTCTATTCTTGCCGGTGGTGGAATTAAAGGTGGTATGACTTACGGAAGAACTGATGCGACTGGTACAGAGCCAGAAGATAATCCAGTTCCTATTCCTCACTGGGCGACGACTATCTATCATCAAATGGGAATAAATGCTGATAAAGAATTAATGGCTCCCGGAGATAGACCTATTGAAATTGTAGATTTTGGTGAAGTAATTGAGGATATTATAGTATGATTAACAGAAGAAGCTTTATACAACATGCGGGTGGACTAGCCTCCGTATCGGCAGCATCAAGTGTGTTCGGTCAAAAGATTATTGATAGCCGTAAAGATTTAGCAAAGAATGAAAAAGGCGCAATTCTCATTTGGCTTAACGGCGGTCCTCCAACTATTGATATGTGGGATGTAAAGTTTGGCGCTCCTACTGGCGGTCCAACAAGACCTATCAGTACAACTGGCGACTTCCAAATCAATGAACTTATGCCAGAACTTGCAAAACAGGGAAAAGATTTTTCTATTGTTAGAAATATGGCAACAAGAGAAGCAGACCACATGCGAGGTCGTTACTACATGCACACGGGCTTTAAGCCAAACCCAAATATGAAACATCCATCAATGGGTTCTGTCATATCTTACGAACTATCTCAAGACAGAGATTACTTAGAAATACCACCATTCTTTTCAATTAGCACAGGAAGTATTGGTGGCGGTTTTCTGGGTTCTGCTTGGAATCCTTTTGTCGTAAGTTCAAATGGTCAAGTCAGAAACCTTGGCGATTCTGTAGACACAGAAAGGATGCAAGCTCTTGCCGCTATAGAAACAGGCTTTGTAAAAAGGAGCAATAGCGATATGGCGAAAAGTCATATGAAAATGCTACAGCAAACATTTAGACTTAATACAAGCCCGCAGATGAAAGCTCTAAAACCAACAGACGAACCTAAAAATGTAATTGACGCTTACGGTGAGACAGGATTTGGTAAGGGCGCTTTGATGGCAAGAAGGTTGCTACAAACGGGCGTACCTTTTGTAGAGCTTGGTTTTGGTGGCTGGGACTTGCATCAGAACACACACGAAACATTATCAACTAAACTTCCAGAACTTGATAAAGTGGTTTCTACTCTCATGTTAGACCTAAAACGTCTTGACATGTGGGATAATACGGCTATTATCATGATGGGAGAGTTTGGAAGAACTCCAAGGATAAATCAAAACGCTGGACGCGATCACTGGGCAAGGTCTTGGTCTGCATTTGTTTCTGGCGGATTAATTAGAGGTGGACAAGCTATCGGATCAACAAATAGCGATGGGACAGAAATAACTAGCGATCTAGTATACTCGTCAGAAGATCA